CGGGAGGGGTGCCACTCGCGCAGTGCCGCGCTGCAGGTCGTGCAGGGGGAACGCGGCACAAAGGAATTGGGAGCCTGGGAGGGCAACCATTCCCGGATGGAGATCGCGACCATCCCTGTCAGGTCGCGTGCGGACCGCACCGGTTGCCCCACGCTTGTAGGTGCGGTCCGCTTTCAATTTCGCGCTCACGCGTCGAACTCGAACAGAGCAGCGCACATCGTCAGCGTGCGGCCAGGGCTCGGCAGGTCATGACTCCAACGAACCGGCCAGCCGTGATCGCTAGCAACCTCCAGAACGGTGTCCGTGTGCACGCCCAGGCGAGCCGCGACCACGTCGGGGTGAATGCCATCGGCAAGATCGTGTTCTGCCTCAACCCAGCCGTACCCGTTCTGGATGGGCTTGCGTCCCTGGCTCATTGGGTGACCCCCATGTCAACCGGCGGCAGGCAGTCGAAATGCTTCAAGACCTTGAGGGCGATGACATGCATGTCGGCATCGGCGGCCATGATGACCGGGGCGCGGGACAAAGCATGTTTCGCGGTGGTGTGATCGCGACCGCCAAAAGCGCGGCCTATCTGCGGGAGGGAAACGCCGACGCAAATCTGCCTGCAGAGCCACATGCATAGCTGCCGAGGCTGAGCAAACTCAGCAGCCCGCCGGGGGGATGTCAGATGATCAGTGCACCAGTGAGCCCCTTCCGCGGTACGTCCAGCGCCATTCAGGGCCTCGCAAAAGGCCTCCTGCACGGCCCTTATGGCAACGCGCGCCTTGGGCATCGGCGTGTTGGCCGGCTTGAGTTCGGCAATCATCGCCTGGAGCTGAAGATTTTCGGCCGCCGCGGCCGACAGTTGCGCCCGGAGGTCGTCTATCTTGGCGTTGAAAGCGCCACGCTCGGCTTCCAGTTCCTCTGGGGTGGGGCCGAGATCCCGAACGACCGGCGGCGGCACATAGGCGAGGCCGGCATATCGCGCGCGCCGTTCCGCGTAGTGCTCGACAAGGCCGGTGGCGTCGATCGGGCGCATGGATCAGGCCGCCTTCGCCAGTTGCCGCAGCTTGGCGCGCGTATGCAGATGCGGCTTGCCGGTGCGTCGATTGATCGATGCCGGGATAAAGCGCGGGCGCAACAGAGGCGCCCAGTCGCCAGTTGGATCCCATTTCCCTTGGAACCCGCGGGGCTTGCGATGCATGCGCGTGAAGCCCGGCGTGCGTGCCTGCTGCGCGATGCGGCGCTCCTCCAGCATTACGGCCCGTGCGTCGCGAGGCGTCAGCGCATTATCTTGAGGCATGACCTATTTCCCCTCTATCGACTTCAATTGGGCTTCTGCGGCTGCATGCAGGGCAATCAGCGACACGATGGATATCTGCGTGCTCACCACGAACGGGTGTGGCTCGCCGGTCACGGCTTTGGCGAAGGAGACGCGCTCAGCGCTCTCCCGCAACGCAGCTTTGAGGTTGGCGATTGTCGGGGCTGGCGTCGGCCTCAGGGCCGCGGACACCGCTTCCAGGAAGCGGGCATCTGCAAACTTGACCTGCCACGTCACCGTCGACGCCATGCCTTCCTTGGCGTCCGGTTCGTTGGCGAGCCATCGAAGGCGCTCGGCAATCGCCCACAGCTCAGTGCGAGCATTCGGCGGCATAGGCACCGGTTCGGCGCTCACCTCTCCGCCACATGTCACGGCCGTCTCGTCGCGCGGCGAAGCGGACTCGCTCATCGCATCATCTCCGCGAAGTTGAGCGCCATCCGATACAAGGCAGCAGAGGCCAAGCCGGAGAAGGTCATCATCAGAACGAAGGTGAGGATGGTCATGCGCGGCTCCCAGCCCGTTTCGGGTTCATGAGCTGCGCCTGCTCTTCACGAGCCTTCTCGGCTGCCGCCTGGGCTGCCGCGACCTTGAACTGGCTCATGCGCCACTCGAGCGTCGCGCCCTTGCCTGGCAGCTTGTTAGCCTTGCGCCAGTTGTACAGGGTGCGGATCGGGATGCCGGAAAAGCGGTGCAACCGGTCGATGCCGACGTTGTCGATTGTTTCTGTTACGGCAATGCTCATGACGAGCGATCATGCCGGATTGGCATTGCCACGTCAAGATGTCTAGCCAATCTGGCAATATTGAGAATCCGTCCGCCGCGGCATCATGGGGCATGGATGCAAAATGGCTTTCGGATCAACTCGCTAGCTCGGGCAAGAGTCAGGCTGACCTCGCGCGATACCTTGGGGTATTGCCCACCGCTGTTAACAAGATGGTGAAGGGGCGCCGCAAAATTCTGGCTAGCGAGGCCGAGAAGATGCGAAGGTTTTTTGCAGGCGGAGCGGAAACACCGGATCAGAAAAGCCGCACACCGAGTGCGCCAAACATTGACGCAGGGATAAACCCGCCCCTACGCTCTACTATGCCGCGGAATGTTCCGATTCTCGGAACGGTCTCCGGCGGTGGGGGCTTCTTTCAAATGAACGGCGATCCGATTGACTGGGCGCGCCGTCCGCCCAGGTTAGAAGGCCGCGCTGATGTTTTTGGCGCATACGTAGAGGACCTATCAATGGTCCCGCGATACGAACCGGGGGAACTCGTTTTCATAGAGCGAGCCCGCCCGCCAGCTCCAGGCGATCACGTTATCGTGGAAATCGTGGAGGGGCCGACCTCTCGGGATGAGCGCAAGGCGCTGATCAAGAAGTTGGTTGCCGTCACGCCATCCTCGGTCCGACTGGAGCAGTACAACCCGCCCAAAGTGCTTGAGTATCAGCGTAAGCAGGTACTTCACATGTATCGGGTCATGCCGCTCGCCGATTTGTTAGGTACCTAACAAACTCGAACCTCTGATGTAGGCGCCACAACACCCGCTAAGGTGGTGGATATTTTTTGTTCCTCGTGATGCCATTTTGGCATTGCCATTTGATGCCAATACGGCAATACTCCCTCCCGTACCAAGACGGGAGACGGGAATGCCGAGGGATTTCGCAAACGAGCAGGAACTGGCTTCGCCTCGCTCGATCGAAGGCCGTTCTCTTCCTGAAACGAAGCCGGTTGAAACCTACGATCAATTGAACGCCGCCCTTGAAGGGCAGGTGTTGGTTGATATCGGCCAGGTCGGCCCCCTCTCCCGCAAGGCGCTGGATCGCGCGGTGCGCGCCGGGAAGCTCACCAAGTGGCGCGGCAAGTGGTTTCCGGTTGCGGGCGCTTCTTTTGGCATCGGCCCGGATAAGAACTGCTGGAGCACGCCGGAAGTCGCCAAGCAGTTCGCCGACATGAAGCGCGGGATCGAAGCCCGCGACGCTGCCTAACCACCATCGAAGAGACGGGAGTGAGAGATGGCGTATCGTGGTCGCAACTTTAGCCAAGGCACTCGCGGCAACCTGAGCGCGACCCAGTGCGCGCCTCAACCGCGTCGATTTCCAGCACCGCATGACCCCGCCGATAAGGCCCGATTGATCGCCGCGTCCTCCGAACTCTGGCGTCTTACTCTCGCCAAGGGCCTGACTCTTCCCGAGCGCGCAGCCGCGTCCGCTGAATATCGCGAAGTCGAGGGGATGTTGGCCGCTCTCGCCAAGGCAACACAGCCGGCCGCGTCGCGAGGCGAAGCCACTCCTAATTCCACCGCAGAGCTGGGGGCGTAGATATGCGCGGCTATCGCACGACCACGCACACCTATCAGCAGGTAAGCCGCCAGCAGCGCGTTACCGTGACGTGCTCGGGATGCGGCAAAGACCGCGTCCGCACCGTATCCGTCACGCACACAATCAATCCATTCAATCGCAACGAACTCGGACAGCCGCGCTCGCCTGCCGAGGTTCTGGATCGCGTTCGGATTGAGCTTGCCGAATGCGTTCGGGAAGCCGCGGCCCGCACCATCATCTGCAAGACGTGCACGCAGAAGAATGATGCCGCTTCCTATCTCCAGTCTCCCGCGGAGGCCTGACCATGTACACGCACGCCACTCAACTGCGGAACGAGGATAACGCGCTGACGCCTCGCGACGCGACCATTGCCATCGAGCAGGCCACAGGATTTCTGGTCGTCTCGTGGTGGCGCGACAAGACCTCGGTCATCCCTCCCTACAAGGGCGGCTTCGACTATGCGCACTTCAAGACGCTGCGTGAGGCAGAGGACGCCTACAACGACTACGAGAACAACGAGTATGTGAGGGCCGAGCCCGTCGCGCTCATGGCCTGCAAGCAAGGTGTGCCATTCGCCACCCTGCATGCGGCCTCGCCTGCCCTCCTGAGCACCCTGATTGCGGGAGACGCAGCATGAGCGCGCTGAAAGTACCGTACTGCAAGAAATGCCAGCGGCATGGCGCAGCTCGTCCGGCGGACGGATTCAATGACGACAACGAGCCGCTTTGCGAGGACTGCTTGTTTGACTGGGAATGCGGGGAGGATGAGGAATGAGCGCCCGCGACGAAGCCGCTGGTGGGGTGGGAAACGTGGATCGCTGCAAGCTCCAGCCGGCGCTGGCACATGCTGCCGACGCCGCTTGCTCCTACTTCATGACGGATGGCTTCTGCGATCCCCGGCAATGCCAGAGCTGCAAGTGCTGGGATCGTGCGAGCGCCGTCATGGATGCGACTGGGCTGTCCGCTCGTGCTGTTGGCTTCCTTTTCCAGCATCGCCAGCAGATCGAGAAGTCCGCCGAGGAGCAGGAAGCCAAGACTTGGGACGGCACGCCCTGGTGGTCGAAGCCTGAAGCGCTCGCACGAGACGAGGCCAACCGCCGCTCTCCCTCCCCTCGCGATCAAGCCTCCAGTGCGACAAGTGAGACGGCAGAGCAATTGCTAAATGCCCCAGATGGTTTCCCGTGTCGCGTAAACTCCGATGGGTCAGTCAGCATAGACGAAAAATTCGTGCGTGATCTGGCCGCTAAATCCGATGTGGAAATGGAACGCGTGAAAGCTTGCGAACACATCGCGGCCGGAGACGAGGGATGGGAGCGTTTGCGCGATCTCTGCCCCAGCACCTTTGCTGTGGCGGCCTTGCGTGATGCCTCCAGTGCGATGCTGGGGGCGTTGGAGCCGTTCGCAAGGATAGCCGATTGGTACGACGACACGTCCCGATCTGATGATCACACCATCATGCAGTTCCTTGGCCGCGAGTCTTTCAGGCTAACGGTCGGCATGTGTCGAGCTGCGCGGATCGCCCGCTCTGCAGGCATAGAGACTGAGGAGAATGGGTGATGGGATTCGCTTCGCCTCGCGACGAGAGGGCCGTGACTGATAACACGGACGTTATTCGGATCATGGAAGCGGGCATGAGTGTGCCGGCGCCGTCCGGTCAGTGGGATGGCTACCAGCCATACAACCGGTTAGCCAAGCTAGCTGTCGCGGCGCTCGAAGCCGCTGGCTTCCTCATCGTGCCCAAAGAGCCGACCGACGCCATGATCGAGGCTGGCAACAAGCCTTTTGACGAGCCTTTCGTCGGCGGCCGACTGACCGACCCCTGCCGCGTCTGGGAAGCCATGATCAATGCTGCCCCGATGGGACGGCCGTCAATCGAGCGAGGCGAAGCACGCCGCCCATCCCTCTCTAAGGGAGAGAGGGGATGAGCAATTGGCGCGACCAATATTGGATGGAGTCGCTTGAGGCGGCGCTTGGCGAACTCGGCATCACCCTGACGCAAGAACAGCTTGACGAGGCCGGTGCGGCGCTCGCGGTCAGCGCCGAGAACGAAAGCACAGCAAGAGCCCCGACGCCCAGCCAGCGAGACATCGAGAGCTGGGAAGTCAACCGCTTGAAAATCGCTCACGCCGCCGAGGTGGCGCGACTTGAGAAGGAGCTTTCTATCTACCGGAGTAGCGTTGCCCGTCGCCACAACGTCAACGTCGGCGCTGTCTACACGGACGGGTACAGCGTCCTTATTGATCCGAGGAACGCATGACCCTCCACCTAGACCGTCTCTACGCCTCTGGGGCTTTGTATGAGTGTAGGAGACGGAAACGCGCGCGCTTCGCCGCGCTCTATCGATGGTTGTTCAATTTCTGATGCAGGAGTGATTGTAATGGATATCGACAGCATTCAGAAGCGTCTCGACGCTCTCGCCCAAGGCATGGCTGCCAAGGCTGTGCGCGAACCGTCAGCATCGTTCTCGCTAGACAGCCACAAGGGGCCGTCGGTCAACGTATCGCAGAAGAGCAAGAACGACAGAAGCTGGCGCGACTACGAGTGGTTTAAGGGTACGCCGGAGCAGGCGCTTGCAGAAGCCGAAGCCTATGTGGCCGCGCTGCCGAGCCCGGAGCAGGCTCGCATGCAGGCGTTCATGGAATCTCTCGGCGCCACCATCGAGCTCGGCAAGAACGCCGACATAGACGTCGACTTCGTGAACCCGCTGGTCGTGCTGATGAAGCGTCTCTCCAAGAACGCCCTCACCCACGCGGGACAGACCTCTTAACCCGAGGCGAAGCGAATCCAACCCCAACCCTCCACAGGAGATGACAGTGCCCGATACCATGCTGACCACAGAATCTCGGCCGCCTGAGAACCACTCCAAGGAAGTGGCGAAGCTGGCGGCGGCGCTCGCCATGGCCCAGAAGAATTTCGCCCCGATCCCCAAGGATCGCGAGGTGAAGGTGCAGTCCGATCGCGGCAGTTACACCTTCAAGTACGCCACCCTGGACGCCATCCGCTCGGCCACCATGCCGGCCCTTGCCGAGCAGACGCTGGCCATCGTGCAGGGCATGATCGAATACGGCAACGGCTACGCGGTAGAAACCAAGCTGATCCATTCTTCAGGCGAATGGATCCGCAATGTGACGCCGATGTTCGTCAGCGGGCGCGTGAAGGACGGCCGGCAGTATCCCCCGACTAATCAGGAACTGGGCTCGGCGCAGAGCTACGCGCGCCGCTATGGCATTTCCGCCCTGCTCTGCATTACCGCCGACGAAGACGACGACGGCAACACCGCCGACGGCAATCATATCGAGGGCAGCTCGCGCGCGCCCTACACGCCCCACCGACCCGGCCCTGCAGGCTCGGCAAGCGGCGGCACCGACTTCCGGCCTCCCGGCCCACGCCGCACTGGCTGGGCAAAGGAAGCCGAGAACGACGGCACTCTCGACACGACACGCAACAAGGGCGAGATGCCCGGGAAGGCGCCGGCCGCCAACGGCAAGAAGTCTGCCGCCGAGAAGGCCAAGAGCTGGACCGACACAGCCATCGCGACGATCAAGCTTCCTGGCCAGCATGTCGCCTCGCTCGACAAGTGGTGGAAGGACCAGAAGGCGGTACCGTCTGGCGCCAAGTTTTCTCCCCTTGGCTGGCTGGAGGAGGCGGCGCCGGATGAATACGAGCGCCTGCAGGCCGCATTCGATGAAGTCCGCAGCAATGCCCAGCAGGTGGCAGCATGAGCACCCTCGGCCACAACATGCCGCCCTTGGCGGAGCGCCTGGAGATCGACTACGCCAGCCTCGCCCAGCAGGCGGCCGACGTCCTCGGCCTGGAAGCCCTGCCGCCCATCATGGTCGACGACGACCTCGCCGATTACTCCGAGCGGGCCAAGGCCCTGAAGGGCGTTCTCGGCATGATCGAGAAGGCCCGTAAGGCGGAGAAAGACGGCATCCTCAAGGACGGCCGCACGATCGACGGCTTCTTCACGAAGATCGCGCAGCCCGTCCAGGCGGCGGCGGATGCCATCGTGGGTGTAATCAACACATGGCAGCGTGCCAAGCTGGAGGAGCAGCGCAAGCGCGAGGCGGCCGAAGCAGAGGCCGCCCGGGCGCTCCAGATGCCCGACGAGACCCCGCAGGCGCCCGCTCCGGTCAAGGCGGTGGCGCGCGTCGTCTCCTCTGCCGGCCGCGTGACAGCCTCGGCAAACACCTTCTGGAACTTCCGCGTCACCGATCCCGCCAAGGTCCCGGCCCGCTACCTGATGGTCAACGAGAGCGCCATCAAGGCAGCCATTGCCGGGGGTGCCCGCGAGATCGACGGCGTCGAGATTTTCGAAGACGTGCGCACGGCGATCCGATGAACGACGGCCGGCGCGTCTACTCCCTCCGGTCAGAAGGTGACCGCCCGTGGGCCCAGTCGGCAGTCGCCCGGGCTCCGCTGGGCTTCGTCGTCATCGTCCAGCCCAAGACGCGCAGCCTCGACCAGAACAGCCTCATGCACGACCTGCTGACGGATATCTCGCGGCAGTTCAAGTGGCACGGCAAGCGGCTATCTCCAGACGTCTGGAAACGCCTTTGCATGGCCTCCTGGCTGCGTGAGCGCGGCGGGACGCCCGAGCTTATTCCAGCCCTCGACGGCAACGGCTTCGACGTCATCTACGAGCGCACATCCAAGCTGAACGTCCAAGAGTGCTCGGAATTCATGGAATGGATTATCGCCTTCGGACGGCAGAACGACGTCCAGTTCAGGAAGATCCCATGACCGACGTCGGCACGACCAAGCGCGGCTCGATGGGCGTCATGCGGCGCCTCCGAATCTGGGAGGAGCACAAGGGCGTCTGCATCCTGTGCGGGCTCAAGATCGATGGCATCCGCGAGAAATGGATCATTGAGCACAAGCGAGCCTTGGTGCTGGGCGGCGAGGACACGGACGAGAATTGCGGCCCAGCGCACGAAGACTGCAGGCGAGCCAAGGACAAGAAGGACGTCCACGACGGCGCCAAGGCGAAGCGGCGCAAGGCCAAGATGCTGGGCATTCGCAAACGTTCCACCTTCCCATGCAGCCGGGACGGAGCTTGGAAGGCGAAAATAGGCGGCGGATTTGTAAGGAGAGACGGATGAGGAACCAATTCGGCGGCGACTGCTACCGCTGTGGGCTGTGGGTCCCGCCCAGCACCGGATATTTCGAGCGCAACAAGGGCGGTTGGCGCGTCCAACACTGCTACCGCACGCACAACGGCGGCATCACCTGCGAGATGGCGAAGGCTGCCGCAGCCAAGAAAGCACAGGCCTCAAATCAGCGAGGCGAAGCCACTAATGGAGACCTCTATGAGTGATGCAGTACGACATGCCCGCTGGCTGGTTGATACTCTCGGCTCGATCCCAAATCACCAGTACAACGCCGTTGAAAGGCACGCGATGCCCGTCGCCCGCGCCCTCCTAGCAGCAGTAGAGGGGAGCGCGCTGACGCCTCGGGACGAGAGGGAGGTGACTGATAACGGGCTGCTGGATGCGTTGCGCAACATTCGCCGATGGATGTTGGATCTACCAATCCCTACCGAGGGCGCGACTCATCAAGTCATGCAGATGGATTCTGTCATCGCCGAATTGGAGGGAGCCGCCTGGCAACCGATTGAGACAGCGCCCTACGGCAAGCCGGTCTTGGCATGGTTGTTCCTTCCCAAGAATCCACAAGCAAGTGGCTGTGTCATTGCCACTCGCTGTTACGTCGAGAGGGACGACCCGCCAAGCTACCCAGAGCACGAGCGCCAGACGCAAGGGTGCTGGTGGGCGAACGGGCGGTACTATTCAGCGCGCCACGTCACGCGCTGGAAGCCATTGCCAACACCTCCCAAGGATGACCGGTCCTCAGCGCATCGAGGCGAAGCACGCCCCTCCCTATCCGGGAGAGAGGGAGAGAAGTGATTCGCTGACGCCTCGCTCAATCAATGCACGTGACAGACACAGAAAGGACCTCTCGCAATGTCTAAGCGGATGACTTGGCGCTGCTTTCACTGCGGCGACGTGTTCAGGAGCCCCAAGCATGCGGCTTCGCACTTCGGCATCGACGAACTCCAGATGCCCGGCTGTGTGGCGGTGTTGCGTCACGGCGAAAGCCATCTTCTGGACCGCATTCGGGACCTTGAGCAGCAGCTTGAGCGCTACCGGAACGAAGACAGCGACCTGATGCGCTACTACCAATCGAAGCAGGCAGACCATGCTCAGGCGCTGATCCGAGAGGAGGAGCGCGGGTATGCGAAAGGGCTTCGGGATGGTCGAATATACCCATCCGATGACGCTTCAGTAGAAGAACGGGCCGCGTGATGCGAGGCGAAGCGCACCCCATGACCAAGCCACTGACAGAGAGGCTGCGGACGAAAGCCAAGGCCTGCCGGATGTGCGGCCTGGTGAAGGACGCCGATCTATTCGACGACACCGCCAAGGCGCTGGAGGAAGCGCGAATTGCCCTCCAGGGGGTCCACGACGTGACCATTGATACGGTCGCCTATGGAATTGCCCGCGAGTGGCTCACCGCCCACCCGGAGGCACGTGAATCTCAACCCGAGGCGAAGCGCGTTCCTTCCTCTCCTCGCTCTAACTGAGAAAGGGCCTTCTGCAATGGCAACCGACGCCCAGCTCCTTAAGCGCTTCGGCATGCTCACCGAGGAGGACGTGGCGAAGCTCCTCGGGATCACCGTCAAGACGCTGAAGAACCGGCCGAGGGCGGATATCCCCGAGTTCGTGAAGGCCGGGCGGCGGCGCCTGTTCAAGGAGGAGGCCGTCCGGGACTACCTTGAAGCCCACACCGTCAGGCCAGCCGCTTAAGCGTCTCATGCACGCTGGCGGGATCGATGCGGGCATAGTGCTTAGCGAGCACCTTCCAATTGCGGTGCCCGGAAATCAGCGCCACCTGTGGAATGGGTACCCCGGCCTCGAGTAGGCGGCTAAGGGAATAGGCTCGCAGGTCATGGATATGCAGATCAGGGATCTTGCACCGGGCCGCCACATCCCAGAAGGCGGACGAAATGCTCGCCCGTTTGTACGGGAACGGCCGATCCATATAGCGCGGCCGATCGGCGATCAGCTTGTAGGTATCCACGCCCTTGAAGTTGATCAGCGGGACCTCCTGGTCGTTCTTCTCCTTCTCCAGGATATCGGGATGCTTGCGGCCCCGGATGATGACCGAGCGGCGAGATTCGATCAGGTCGGCCCATTCGATGCCCACCAGCTCGCCCACCCGCAGGGGGAGCACAGACAGCACCTCGACGATGGCATCCAGATCGATAAAGGCCCGTTGCTGGTTCTGTGCGTAGGCGCGGATGATCAGCAATTCCTCCTCGGTTGGGCGCCTGGTGCGCGCGCCGGACTTGCCGGCGATCTTGTTCCGCTTGGCTGCCTCAATGGCCTTCTGCACCTCCTCGACCGGGACCGAGACCTTCCAGAGGTCGCGCGCGGTGCGCAGCACCTCCTTGAGGTAGCTCAACCGCGAGGAGATGCCGCCGGGGCTGATTTTCAGGCCGCGCGCATAAGCCAGAAGCGACTGCTGGGTGATGGTCGTCAACAGTTTTGCGCCGAGGTCCCGGCGAAGGATATTGAGCTCCAAGGCCTTGTTCTGGCCCCAGCGCTTCACTGGCCACATTTCCTTTTCGTATCGAGTGATGACCTGAGCCAGTGTGCCCGTCATCTTGCCCGGGACGACGCCGCCAAGGTCAGCCTCGCGCTCCTTGGCCGTCGCCCATGCCTTGGCGTCCACGAGCCTGTCGAAGGTCTTGGTTGCCTTCAGGTCGACGCGGCGGATAATCGCCTGCCAGCGTCCCTTGCGCTTTCGAAACGTCGCCACGGCTCCCCCGATCTGTGTGACAGCGTCACAGTGACGGGCGTTGGCACAGTCCCGTCACTGTGCGAGCGTGCCACGTTGGGAAACGCTGGGAAAGACCGAGGTTCGGCCAGCCCTTGCGGATTGGGCATCCGGGCCGATTTATCAGCGTTCCGGGATGTTTCAGGAACCGCTATAGTACGCCTCGACGCGATAGCCGTCGGGATCGATCCGCCTGTGTTTATTGGCCCAGATCGTTCGTTGGCACAGCTACGTCACAGTGCGGAGAAGGGAAATGATCGACAATCCCATGGTGGAACGCGTGGCACGGGCGATCTGCGACGCGGACCCGCTGGCGCCTGATCCCGACGCGCCGATCTACATCGGCACCAAGCCGGCCAAGGCGTGGGAGGCGCGCGCTCAGATGGCCCAAGCGGCGATTAGAGCGATGAAGGACCCGCCTGACGCGGCCCTGGACGCAATGAACCCCTCCGGGCGCTACGCCAGCACGGTGATCCCCGAGGCCTGGAATGACGCTATCGACGCAATGCTATCTCCGCCATCTGGCACGTGACTATCAATCCGAGGCGTCAGCGCGCCCTAAGGCCCCGTCTTCTCCGGGAACAGAGAGACCGAGACGCGCTTTCCGCATTCCTTGCAGGTGATCCGCAGCATTACATCCCTGGTCTTGGTCTCTGGGCCGAAGCGCTCGACCAGCGGTTCCATCTCGATCCTGAGCGACCGCTTGCAGTGCGCGCAGTAGCCGCCGATATGCATCCCTGTTCTTCGGGTGTCCTCTAATGAGGGCCAGTCTTTGCGGGGTGGTTGCATTACGATAGTGTACTTCGTATCGCGTATCTAAATCTGACGAAAATTCGGGGGAAATCATAAGTGTCTGACATGGCCGCCAAAAAGGGCGAACTGCTTGAGCGCGCGGCATCACATTGGGACGCGCACCCTGAATCCAACAAGAAAGCTCTGATCACCCGCTGGTGGGAAAGCGAGACGCTGCGCCGCCTGGTAGACCTTACTTGGTACAACGCCACGGGCGGCTGCCTGACGTCAGGAGACTACATCCGCCGGGAGACCGGTCGCCAGACGCTCGGAACCGGCATATCGATCGGTTGCGGCGCGGCCGAGGACGAGATCAATTTGCTGCAGCAAGGGATCCTAGAGCGGCTGATCCTGTGCGACGTATCGAACGAGCAGCTCAACAGAGCCGAGGCCTATGCGAGGAAGCTGGGTATAGCCTCCGGCCGGTTGGAGCGCCGTGGCTTGGTCGATTTCGACAAGCCGCTCGGCGAGAAGGTGGATCTCGTGTACTGGCGGCAATCCCTTCACCACATGTTCGACGTTCGCAAGACCCTCGAATGGTGTCGCGACGGCCTGACGCCCGATGGCGCGATCTACTGTAATGACGCCTGCGCGCCCAATTACATGCAGTGGGGTGAGGACGTTCTGAAATGGTCTGAGCTGTACCGCTCGACGCTTCCGCGTGCCTATCTGGAGAACCCCCACGCGCCGGGGACCTTTTTTGCTACTCGCCCAGACGTTCCAGGCATCGATTTCTGGATGAAACACGACCCTACCGAGTGCGCGGATTCTGGGAACATCATTCCTGCCATACGGGCCTTGGCGCCGACAGGGCGGATCGCCTTTCTAGGCGGTTGCATCTACGGCTTCGCCCTCAACGATATCCTGCACAACTTCAGCGACGATGCCGCCCAGCTAGAGAACGCCATGCGGCTGGACAAGTTCATGTCGGACGCCGGCATGAATTGCTTCTTCACCTGCGTCCTGAAGAGAAGTGACTTTAGGTAGGCGTCTCTACTTCCCTGCAATCTGCCTAAGTGTGTTGTCCTTGCTGGCAGAGCCCGCCGAGCTGCCGACCCAGTAGCCGACCACGGCCGACGCCATTGCTCCCAGCGTGCCCAGCATGATGTTGGCGATATCCCTGGAGCCCGCTGGGACCTCTTGCTTTAGAACGGCCCACAGGGCCATTCCGAAAGCCGCTAGCACGATGGCGGAGATGATCGGGGCTCCCCACGCGATGGCCGAATTGGCCTTAGCCAGGTCGACAGTCTGGGTGCGGGCGCTCTGTACGTCGGCAAGCTGGGCCCGGAAGGAATCGAGCTCCACGCGGCGAGCATCGGCCGCGGCCTGAATGATGGCCTGTTTGAACTGCAGCGCCAGATTGGGGTCGGCCGCGATGGCGCGCTCAATGCCGCCAGCATCATCTGTGCCGAGGATGTCTTTGGCTATGTCAGTCACCTTGCCGATAGCAGCGCCGGTCTTATCGCCAAAGATCCAGTCCGCGACGGTCGGGGCGATACCCAGCAACAGAGGAATAAGGGCCGGCATTAGGCAGCGCTCCTCTCTTCGGCGGTTGCGGCGACCAACGCGGCGTGGAACTGGCGGCCGATATCCGCGATTTCGTCATCCCGGTCGGTCCCGTTGATGATCTTGCGGGCCTTCACCCAATCCTCCGTCTGGTCATTGAAGCAGTCCTCCAGCGCCGTGCCCGTGAAGTCGCCCACTCCGCTGTCCGCCCGAAGCATTCCCTCAAACAGGATTTGCGTCGCTGGCCCCAGGCTCAGAGCCAGATCGGGATTGTCGACCAGATCGACACCCAGAAGGCGCCCCATGCACTCATAGTTGCGCTTCCAGGTGAGCTGCACGAAGCCGCGCCCATAGTAGATCTGGCCGGTCACCGGGTCCCGCCGTCCGTAGGGATAGCCACGGCCCTTCCCGTACTCAGCAATCGGCTGCATCGTGTGCGCGGTTTCCCACTTCACCGTGGCCAGCATGTAGGCCAGCCAGCGAAGATCCGTCAGGCCGCGATGCTCCCATTCGTCAAGGATCACGTTCATCCCGTCGACCTGATATTGCGACAGGCGCCCCATAAACAGGTCGGCACGGACGCGATCGTAGAAGATCCTTCGATTGATGCTCATCTGTCACCGTCCCGGCTTGTCTGCCTTGCGATCGAGCTTTTCCTCGATGCGTACCAAGGCTGCCTTGATTTCCGTGATGTTGGTGGCGTTCGTCAGACTGACGTTCTGGATCATTGCCTTCTGGTCGTTGAGCCGATCCATGAAGACTGTCTCAATCTTCTTGTCGGCTTCCTTGAACTCCTTCTCTAAGCGCAAGGCATTAGCTTCGTTGCCCTCCACCTTGTGTGTGATGCTGGACCATGCCAGCGCACCGCTAATCAGCAAGCCAGCAAACGTAAGTGCGTTGTCTAGCCTGATGGATGGATCGAAGTGCACGCGAGAGGTCACGGGCAGACCTTCACGGTGCCGCTATCATTCCAAAGCACTCCTGCGGGCTGACCGCTGCAGCTCGTTGGGGCCGCGTAAACCAACGGCGCCGGAATCGAAACTGAAGCTGCGTCCTGGCCGAGTGTCAGCCAATCGGCATTGCTGTAGGAGAAAATATTGTGGTCCGCGCTGTTGGCGCCATTCCGCGCTCGAATGACGCTGGAGGCGCCATTTTGAAGCTGGATCGCGGCGTAGCTCACAGTTCCGGCATAGAATCCAGTCGTTACCGAGCCGTAGTTCCCGAGAACGACAGCGACGGCCGCCCGATTACCAAACGCGGTATTGTCGACGCTGTCTTCCGGAACGAGAAACCCCGTCTTGAAGACGGGCCCGCTGGTGAAGGGATTGGTCATGAACCCAGCATCAGCGTTTTTGGTTCCAGATAGACCAACAGTAGCCAGGTAAGCCGCCGAGACGTGCGTCTTGTCGAATGACAGCGGCGCGGGAGCATCGGCGGTCTTGTTAATGACCTCGCTCTCGTGGGCAATTAGGTACTTCCAAGCCACACTACTTTCCGCGCCCGCAACCGCAATAGCCCCGTAGCATGCCCCATCCGTCGCTCCAGTCTTCAATATGCAGTGAAACCGCCCACCTTCCGAAAAGGTCTGATCTCCTCCTGCATAATCTAGAATCTCAGCAAAGATTGACTCGGCCCTGGTGTTCGCCGTCGTTACACCTCGCCGCTCTGTCGCAAAAACTGCCGTGGGATTTCTCTCTGACGTTGCTGTGCCGTTGGTGACTTTCTTGAGGTAGATAAGCGCGCTTAGATCAACGATGGGCGCCGAGGCATCCCCTCGCTGGCCGGCAAGAAAGGCATTCTTGATGCCGCGGTCTCCATAATTGTCGGTGTTAGGAAAGGGCAGCGTTCCGGCGCCAGTGAAGCTCGTGCTGCCCTGCATGCTCCAGGACGGGAAGCGGCCGTTGGCTGTGACGTTGGACGCCAAATTGTATGTGCCCGGAGGTACGAAGAGCTGCACGGCGGCGCCGCTGCTCACCGAGTTGATGGCCGCCTGGAAGGCCGCCGTATCGTCAGCAACGCCATTGCCAACAGCGCCAAAGTCCTTAGGATTAACGGTTTCTGCGAGGCGATCTGCCATAGAACGGGCAGTCGTTGAGTTCGTGGCGACTGCGGGCATCCCAGTGGCGCCTTGCATGAACCATCGGCCAGATGGGCCAGCACCACTCGGTGCAACAATGGTCGTTCCGTTCGCCGTCGCGGCGCTTCCGGCAACCCAGTTGTAGAGGCCACCCTTGAGGTCAGTAGAAGCGTCGTCACCTTGCACATAGACTGTGGGCGGCCGCGTCGTCAGCGCGGCTAGCGCCGCGGTTGTGGGGACGGCATAGAATTGGCCTGCGGTCTGGGCGCGAGCCAGATAACCTTGAAGCGGCGCGGCGATCAGAAGGGCAATAAAAAGAACAGCCTTTTTCATGCTGGCGTCCATGTTCCTGCGAAAAACTGCGCAACCCACTCCGTGGCGGAGCGGCACTTGAGGCGAACGGCCGGCCCGGGCGCACTGGCTGTCAGTGTTCCGCCGGCGGTAGAGACCGATTCTCCGAGGTAGATCATCACGCCGGTAGGGGCGTCGATTACCAAGTCGAAATATTCCATCGCAGTAAATGTGTAAGTCAGACCAACGATTGCGACAGGCAACGCGAACGTGACAGCCCCCGTCGCGCCGTTGTTGTCGAAATCAAGACCGCTCTCGCTAGGCAGCAAAGTATGGTTAGCCGTCTTTGACACGACTCCCGCGGGAGACGAGTCAAAGCAGCGTACCTGAGCGCGAGGGCGGATGATCATCCTAGACCCCGTTGCCGGCGACGATGGAAAGGTTCGTGGTTCCGGACTCGGTGATCCCGGCGACATAGAGACCGCTCGGAGACACCTGCGGTACCGTGAACGTCTGGGTCGTACCCGGCAGGACCTCCATGCAGTCCAGTGTGGCGACGACGTTCGATTGCCCCATCCGAATGAAGGCGGAGACAGCGCCTCCGTTCGTCACGAGGATGCGTGCTCGGTTCGTTGCCTGAGTGCCGGGAATGGCCACTCGCGCGCTTACAGATGAGCAGGCCAGCCGCTTGCCGTTACCTCCCTCGAACGGTTCGAAGGAAAAAGGATCAACCAAGGTTGCGTCAGACATTGGCTACTCCAGCCCCAATAGTTCTTTCAGGTCGGCTACAGAAAGACCCGCAGCCGCAAGCTTCTGTTCTGGCGTGCGTTCCGTCGGCACCAACGATGCGAAGAACGCCAGCAGCTCCGAATCGTCGTCCGGAAGCTCCTCCTGTCCCTGCCATTGCCGGTTGGTCCAAGCGCCGTAGATCGTTTGGTCTTCCCTGCGGCCGACGAACATTCATCGCCTCCCCCAGATGAAACCCAACGTGACGACGACATAGAGATCAGTGAGAGCGCCGCCGCGAGACGCGATCGCGCCTGCCGCGCTAGTGCGGACGAAAAGCTCTTCGGCCACTGCGTCAGCGGTTGCGATATACAGAGTGACGAGCGGCGCATCCGTCACGCTGGGGGCTGCATCCGCCTCGTCCGGACAGCAGACAACGGCGGACGATCCGCCCGCCGCCGTGGCGATCAAGGCCCTGATACGCGAGACCACGGAGAATGCTGTCGGCACAGACAGAATGTCCGTTCGGCGAGACGTTGTTAGGGTCGAGGCGAGGTTGACGTCACGACGCGGCGTCACCCAAGAGAATTCAAGGCCGCCGCCTGCCAGCTCGTAGGTCTTGAAATTGACGTTGGCGCCACTCGCGCGCTTCAGCCAGCCGATCAGGCGCTTGAAGTTGTAGTTTGCCGGCATCGTCGGCGCCGTTGCCGAGAGCGAAAACAGCACGTCGACGACGCCCGTATCGGCGCGCTGGATCAGCCAAATGAAGTAATCGGCATCCGCCACCGATCCCGTGTCGAGGCCCCCTTGCCCGCTACCGACGGCCCAAGCCGCATCCAACCTCTTCGTAATCGCCGCCGACAGCACGAGGGAACGGGTGTTGGTGCCATCCATGGCCCCGCCAACAGCAATGTCGACATCATTCGATGCGTCGGAGCCGTTCGGGGCATAGGTGAGACCCTGGATGTAGGAGCGAGGCACGATCGGATCGCTCCAGGCCACATCCAAGCCATCAGACGTCAGGACCTTTCCCGCCGAGCCGATGGGCAATCGCCTGTAGCCAGAAGCGTCCCGGGTCAGGAGATCGCCACGGGTCGTGAGCGTATCCCCGGCGCCGAGACCGGGCAGCGGATCGACCGTCCAGACGGTCACGTCCGCCGAGGTCTTAAGGATCGCCTTATAGTCACCCGAGGCGAGGTAGATCGGGCCAAACAGGCCGTCGCCATCCGCGATCACGGGATTGGCGTTCGGGACCGAAAGGCCGGCGTCCGAATAGGTGTTCTTCGGCGTCGTCGTTCCGGTCGCATAGAAATAGAGCTTGGCGCCCGGATAGGTAGCGCCGTTGCCGTCGACCGGGGTGTAGCGCGGGGGTGTGAACAGGGTGGGCATGTGCTAGGCTCCCGCCATGCGCATCAGTTGGATGGAGCTGTCACAGCTTGCCGTATCGGTTGCGGCGGCTTTTGCTTTCGACCGATACCAGGCAGCGGTCGATCCGCTGCCGACCACGCAATCGTGGCTGCTCTGGGTCCTCTTCGTCGGCTTCGGCGCCGCGTGGCTATACACGCAGGTCATCGTGCGCCTCGCAGACTACGCAATGCGTTTATCTCGCCCTCGCCGCCCGGCAGCGCCTGGAGGGCCTGCTGCGCAGCCGTTGAGCCGTACAGTGCGTTGAAATTGGTGTTACCTGCCAACTGATTGGTCAGGTAAGCGCGGCCGGCATCCGTGTTGTAGAGACGGGAGATAACCGCAGGCGACGCAGCGCCGATGGCGGCAGCTGGAATCCCAATGCCGGATGCCGCGCCGGCAGTGAACAAACCACCACCCGTGAGGATGTTCTGCCAGGCCATGCGCTCTGGCGTCCCCGAATTTGGCACGCGCGCGGCGATGTAATCCCCGATGCGAGCGAGCTCGTTCAGATCGCCTCGGCCACGAGCGTATCCAACCCGGTCGTTACTGCGGACAGCACCCGTCAGAGCGTTGAACGGAATGTCGCCGGAGGCGCGGCCGGCCTGAGTGCCGCCCTGCATTGCCCGGTCGATCGTCATCAGGCTCGCATAGTGGCGGCGCGCTTCCTGCCATTCCTGGCGAAGCGCTCCTGACGTGCTGCGCTCCACCACACCATCCAGCGCCTCGACAAGGCCACCAAGGGCGCGACGCAGAGGCAGATCGTTGGTTTCCCGCATGCGAGTCGTGATATCGCTGCGGATCGTGCGATAGACGTCGCCAGCAACCTGCGGATTTGCGCCCGGCGTGCTGGCCGCCTGGATGAGCGGGTTCAGGTCGTCGACGTAGGACTGGAAGACGGGCGCGACATCGGTCTGGAGCCGGCGGCCGTAATTGGCCTGCACCCGCGCCACATCCTGCCCAAAGCGCGGATCCACATTGAGCGTGGTCCGGGTCGACAGATCGTCGAACACCTGCCCCAGCCCCTGAAACGCCCGCTGAAGGGTGTCTGGTGAGGCATCGTCAGCCGTCTGCCCAGCGCGCTCCATGACCGCTCGATTGAACTGTGTGCGCTGGTTGGCGAACGCCCTCTGCATAGGCGTATTCGACAGCGGCATGCGCGCCATCGTCTCTTCCGCGCCCCGTAGGCTGGGGCTACCGGTCATCTGTGCCGGGGTGAGAGGGATTCCCTCGTTTTGCGCCGCCGTGACTAGCCGCTGCTCCTGCGGGGTCAGGCGGTTCGTGACGGGTGAAATGACGCCACGCCCTGCAGAGATCGCGAGAGGCACCGCGAGGCTAGCCGCCAGGCCGTACAGCGGATTGTCGGTCGCGCCCGTGACGCCTCCACCGACACCACCCGCAACCGCTTGAGCCGCCGGCTGTGAGGCCAGCACGTTCGCGACGCCTTGCGTCACGGTGCCCGCCTGAGCCCCTTGCGCCACGATGCCAGCCGGCAGGGCCACCGCCAGGGCATTTCCGACGCCTTCGCCTGCGCCGTAGACGGCCTTCTCGCCCTGCGTCACAGGCTCAATCCGCGACGTCCGCGTGTCCGTCAGCGGCTCTGCCGATCCCTGCGAAACGGCGTCGGAAACACGCCCCGGCAGCGTCGCCACGTAGTCGATGCCACGCTTAATGCTCTTGGAGCCTCCTACTGGGTCGTTAGCCGGTATGCCGGCCTGACGAAGGCCCCACGCCACCGCATCGACCGGCGCGCCAATGAGCGTCGGCAGGAAACCGTCATTGACGCCCTGCGCCGCCAAACCAACCTTACGGGCAGCCATTTGCGTTCCAGTGAAGCCCTGCGGCTCCCAGTCCTGAACTCCGCCACCCGAAGGGCCATTGTCCGATGGGATCAGGTCAGCGAATGCCCCGCCAACGGGCGGCGGTCCGGCTTTCTTCGGGATCAGGTCTTCGAACGGATTCGCCATTACAGGCCCTCCGGTCCGATGCCCATGCCGCGAAGGCGCTCGATGACGGCTTCGCGCGGCGCCCCCTGCTGAATGGCCTTGCGGGCGTCGAACAGCGTGCGCTCTCGATCGGCGCCCTGCTGCGTCGGCTTGGCGGCTTCCTTTCCGTAGGTTGGCCCAGCCGCCCGGGAGATACCCTCGATGGCGATGCGGCGGTTCTCGGCCTTCTGTTTTAGCGTTTCTGGCTTGTCGCCGGGGCGCGGGAAATATTGCTTCTCTGCGTTAGCAAATTCTTGATCGCTAATGACGGCGCCAGACTCTCGGCGCAGCACGGCGTTGATGAAGTCGCGGCGCGCCTGCTCAAGCTTTTGATAGGCCTCGGACTGCAGGTAGTTGCCCGCAGGCACATTCTCGAGGATCTTGCCCATCGGGCTGAGTCCAGAAGACTCGTTCTCAGCGATGACTTTCTCCGACGCTTTCATGCGATCAGCGTAGAGGGCGGCGTTTGCCTGCCCCTCCGTCATCTTCTCTGGCTTAGGCGGCGTGATCGGGATCATGCCCGTCTGCGGCTGCGCTGGCGCCGGAGAAGGAGCACCACCAGGCGCCGCCGGCGCGGGCGACCCCGCAGGCGCGGCACTCGGCGCACCGCCGGCCGGACGCTGGAAGATGCCGCTCGGCGTCATAAACATCACTGAGCCGTCGGCGGGGTTGGTGATCGTCTTGCCCGCTGCGAGCTCGGCCGCCTGCTGCTCCGACAGCGTGCCGTTGGCGATGAGCATGTTGAGCGCCTGCGCTTCAGTGCTCGTGCCGGCGAACGGGCCGCCGCTCTGCTCCTTTTTCGGAGGCAACCGGACAAGGCCCAGCGAGCCGTCCGGGTGCATGATCTCGGCGATATCGTTCTGGATGTTGTACTTGCCGTTGCGGGTGACGAAGCGAGCGCCGGGCGGGAGCGCCGCCGTCAAATCGCGTGCGGCATAACCGTTGAACTGCGCCTGCTGGACAGGATTGCCGCTGCCGTCCGCTGGCACATTGTCGCCTTGGGCGACCTGCGGTTCCGGAAGCCCCTGTGCGATCTGACGCAGCTTCGCGGCATAGTTCGGATCAGTGGCGTAGCCAGAGCGGCCCATCGCGTCGATTTGCGCATCCAGGCCTTTGGCGCCGAGAACCGGCGCATAGCGAGAATTCGTCTGCAGAAACTGGGCGTAGTCCTGTGCGCTGGCCCGCGGGTCCGCATAGGTGCGAAAGGAGTCCCGCGTGGCATACGGGCCACCAGGGCCAACCTCGGTCGTCGCCAAGGTTTGGCCGCCGCCCTGTCCATGCGATTTGATGCCGAAGAAATTGTTGCCCGGCGCGCTCTTGCCGTACCCCGTCTCCAGAGCCGCCTGCGCGATCACCAGACGCGGATCAAGGCCGGTCGCCTTGGACACCTCCAGGGCGTGCGGCATCATCATTGAAACGAACTGCTGCTGATCTGGCGCGGGGGCTGCTGGCCCACCACCGCCGGCCGGCCCCACGGGCACCGGCGCCTCGTTCATCCGCTTGAAGTGCTCGGCGATCGGCATCGCGCGGTCGACGTTGAACTTCACCCAGTCCGGCATGAACTGGGTCGGCCACTTCGACACATCGATGCCGCGCGCCTGCGCATCCTGGCGGGCTCGCTCGTAGAGCTGGGGCTGCTGCGCGGCCGGCGCATTCAGGATGGCAAGCCCAGTCTGCGTCGTGTACTCGGCGGCCTCCTTGGCTCGAGCCCGTTGGTTGGCGTCCAGGCGCTCCAGCATCGGCACGATCTTCATGAACGTGTCGGGGTGCTTGGTCGCGATCTGGCCTTGGGCCGTCGTGTCGCCTTGCAGGGCCTTGGGGATCAGTGGCGCAATCTCGGCTTTGGCCGCGCGATCCTGATCGAGCCAGTCGCGCTGCGCCTGCGCACCCTCCATCGACGCCACGCGCGCCAGGGTGCCGGCCAGGTCCGGAAAGACGAGCCCAGCCATCAGGTGAGCCCCAGCGGCTTACGGAACATGTAGCCGCCGGCCAACAGGTTCTGACCGCCCTGCATGATGCCGCTGGCGAGCGCGTTGGCGCCGCTCTGGTAGGCCGATCCGCGGGCAACGCCGCCCTGCATCATGTTGTTGCTGCTGCTCGCCGTCAGGCCGCTGTTGGTGCCAGAAAGCCCGGCCTGGGACTGATTGCCCATGCCGGCGACACCCATCAGGCGGTTGACGTAGCTGTCGAATTCCTGGTTAGCGAGATTGTCGCCGAACTCCTGTACGCCCTTGATCTGGGCGCCAGAGAGCGTCATGCCACGCGAGGCCGCACTCCGATCCAGCGTCTTGACGCCTTCGTCGCGCCGGAACTGGTAGCCCGGCGTCGTCTGGAAGGCCTTGAGGGCGTTCTTCTGGACCGCGCCGTCGTAATCGCCCGTGAAGGAGTAGCCGCCTCCATCGCCGCCCTCGCCGACCATCGTGCCGAAACCGAGGATCTGGCCGATCTTGTCGAGCGCGCTGCGGCCGCCCGAAATCCACGGGCTAGCCTGCGAGTAGTTGAAGTCGCGTTGGGCTTCGTTCGCGGCCGTGGCTTCACGCGTTGCCTGCTCGATCGCAGCCGCGTTTTGATTCGCGCCGCCTTGGCCGATCAGTCCGCCGAGAGCCGAGAAAATCGCCATCAGAGCGCCTTGCAGAACGTATGCTCGGCAAGGGAATAACCGGCGCGCTCGTAGACCGCTTTGAGCGCGTCGTGTCTAAGACCGTGCTCAGACACCATGCCGAAGAATTGGACGTTGCGCGCCTTGGCGGCGGATTCGAGCTGCCGAAGAAGCTCTTTGCCTGATCCTTTGCGATCAGTGGGTTTAATATATAGAAAGATTTCCTGCCCGATAACAACTTTTTCATTCCAGTAAGCTGGCGACGCAACCCCGCCGGCCATTCCCACCGGTCCATTCCCCTTGTCGACCACCAAGAGGATGCCATGCTCCATCAAGCGCTTTGCCGTCGCTGTAAAGGAGTCGCGGCAGAATTGCGCCTTGCTCGCCCAACCAGCCTCTTCGAAAAATGCCTCGCCCATATCAACAATCGAGGATAGATCCTCCGGCTTGGCCGCCCTAATTATGCTACACTCATGGTTGCTGTTGGTTGTGGTCACTGGAGGTCCTCTTAATGGCGCGAATCAACGCGAAACGGCATTGGACAGCGGCCGACCGGCTCGCCTTCAGGGCAAAGCGCGACGAAACCACCGGTTGCTTGATCTGGACGGGCGCTGTGGCGAAGGGTGGCTACGGGAACATTGGATGGAAGGGGCGCACATACGGGGCGCACCGTCTTGCATGGGAACTCGTTAACGGGCCGATCCCAGACGGGATGGTGATCTGTCATCAATGCGACGTGCGTACCTGTATCAATCCAGCCCACATGCGCGTTGGCACTCCGACCGATAACGGTTCCGACAAAGTAAAACGCGGCAGGCAGCCGAAGGGTGAATTCGCCGCACAGGCCAAGCTTACTGACGCGGCGGTTCGCGCTATTCGCTCTGGGGAGATTGATCCGAGGAGTGCAACGCACCGTTTCGACGTTTGCCGGGCGACGGTGCGCGACGTGATCTTGGGCGAGACCTGGAAGCATATTCGCTAACCCACTCTCCACGCACTGGCCTCATCGGCGTAGACCGGCACGCAATAGGTGCCGCCGCCCGCCAAGGGGGCGCCGAAGGTCTGGCTATTCGAATCGGAGCAGAACGACGTCCACCCGGGCTGCGGCGTCATCGCCAGCAACGCGGCGGCCGGATAGGTCGTCCTCGGGATCACCCCGGAAAGAAGGTTCTGCAGATAGGCGATCAGCGACCGCGTCGGACGGCCGCCCTGATCAACAATCGGCGCATTGGCTTGAAGAGGCGCGCTCATCGGCCGAGGTCCCGAATCTTGGCGCTCATGTCGTAGAAGGCGCGCTTGACCGGATCGGATATCGCGAATTCGACGGTCCGTTGCCGGAAGGCACCCAGGCGCTCCCACATCACGCGGTTGTTGCGGACGCCGATGGGGCCGAGGCTGGCGCTGCGTTCATTGCTCCAGGTGTTCGCCCCGTCATCCGAGAACCGCATCGTCACCTGCGGATCGTTGCCCTGCCCTGAGGGAATGCCGACGCCCAGCTCGCAACCAAGCTGCAGCTCGTCCATGATGGCGCGCTTGGTTTCTGCGTAGAGCGGCAGGCTGGCGATGACGCTCCGCAGGGGCGCCCCCATGTCTGTATAAGTGTCGAGATCGAGCTCGCCGATGCGGCCGGCCTGCAGCCCTACTAGGGTCTTGCCGAAGGCCGTAAAGATGCATTGCACATCCCACACGGCCGGCGTCAGGGCAGTTCCGGACTGTCGCTCGTGCCACTTGTTCGGCGGCGCAGCATCGTAGGCGAAGGTTCGGCCAAGGCTCGGCAGCGTCAGAACGTAGAACTGGTGGCCGCCTTGGGTGTAGGTCATGCCGTAAGCGTCCGACACAGTGCCGACCCGCAGCACTTCCTCAGTGGCGTGGTCGGAGATCCTGACGGGGCGATAACCATCAGCCCGGTAGACGATCCGGTCCGAGCCCAGCCAGAAAATGGAATTGTCGAGCTTGGCCGGGCTCAGGGCCGCGGCGCACCCCTTCTCGAGGAGCGCACCATTCACGCGCTCGAATGGGAACGGCGAAGCCCCGGTGTTCGTCCAGGGCTCGATGGTGTCGGTGCCGAAAAGCCACATCTCGCGGTGATCGACAAGGACGCCCAGCAAGCCGTCCGGATTGCTCTCAGCGGTCGCGAAGTCCAAGGGGTCGAACGTCGAGAAGTCGCGAAGGGCCGAGATATAGAACTGACCGCTCGTGTCGTTGCGCGTGCCGACGGCATAGCCGTCGATGTAGTCGATGCTGGAAAAGCCTTCGGTCGGAATGCCCGACGCGATCTTGGCGACCGTCGTATCCGTCACGACATAGAAATTTGGCACTACCAGCAGCCCGACTTGCGTGCCGTTGTTGATCAGCTTGGCATTGCCGGTGTTGGGGATCAGATCGCCCGTACAGGGCACAGACGCGCCCGCCGAGTCCACCCGGTACAGGATCGCGCCCGAGAGCACGTACAGGTACCCTTGCGCCTCCAGGCCAGCGCGGATCGTGTCGGCGCCTACGGTCAGGTAGGGCTTTTGGCCCGGCGTGCCGTAGAGCGCGAGCTTTGACCGCGACCCTTCCGGCGCCAATTCGGGGTATAGATTGACGATCCTCGACGCGTTCAGCGGCTTGGAGCGCTGGCGATCGAAGCCGAAGGCGATAGGCCCGCGAGCCATCAGCCACGCGAGAAGTTGAAGCGCCCGTAGACGCGGGGGCGGATGGCAAGCTCGGGCGCCGCGGTGATCGGCACGAAATAGAACGCCTGAAGAGCCGTCTTGGCTCGCGCAATAGCGTCGCGGTCGTCCGGCGACAGAGGAACACTGTATTGCCCGGCAAGATCGCGCTGCAGCATCAGGCCAAGGTTGCGGAGCTGTCCGTCGGGCACGTTCACGACCGTATCGAGGCTCGCCAGATCGGTGTGGGCATAGCGAATGCCCTCCGATTCGAAACCGCTCATCAGGTCGTTGAGCTTCCGCAAGCCGGTTGCCGCCTGAGCGGCCGTCATCGACTCCTCGTCGGCGACGATATCGAGGTCTTGGAAGGCCTCCAGGATGACGGTTCGGGCAGTCTTGCTGGCCATTACGCGCTCGCTAGGGCTGGACGGATATGGAGCTTGCCGGCCACGAGGACGCCCCCATCAGAAGCCACGGCCTGATGTGTGTAGTCGCCCAGCAAGTCGATGGTGTCAGTGCCGACGAGGGATACGGTGAAGACGCCGCCAGAAGGGCTCGTGATCGTCCCCGCCTTGGTGATCAGCGGATAATCGCTGTTCGGATCTGACGGCCCACGCCCGACGCGCCAGGACACCGACAGACCAGACAGGCTCTTAACCGCATTGCTGGCGTCACGGGCCTTAAGCGTGAAGGTCCGCGTCTCCCCGGCAATCATGTCGAGGGACTGGACGTTCATGCCGCCTTCCTCGGACGCCCCGGCCCGCGCTTTTCGATGATCCGAGCGAGAACAGCACTGTTCTCCAGAGACCTTTCGATGGGGTCCGGTGCTTTCACTTTCTTCGGCGAGTCGGCCCAGCCTTCCGGCACTTCCTCTGCGCTGTTGAAAATCGCCTTGGCGCCGTCCGGGCCATAGCGCCACGCCGGCCAGTAGGAAGGAACCTTCTTGGGAATAGGCGCCTTCGCGTCGAAGGTTGCCTCCACGCGAGCGCGGCCAGCCATCGCCGAATAGACGGCCGCAACGATCGCCGCGTCAGGCTGCTTGCGCGTCCGCGCCAGGGCTGCCGTGCCTGCATCCACCATAGCCGCCGTGATCTTCATGCCGCCTCCGAAATCGCCGCGTTGCCTTGGGGCCACATGCCGCGCCATTCCTTGGCGCCCACGTGGCCGAATTCCTGGCCGGCCATCGCGAAGATGCGGCCGCCGATTTCCCGCCAGCGGTGGCAGAACTCGACGTCCTCGCCGATGTACTGGCCGGCGCGAATCGTGGTCTTGAAGAAGGCGCGCAGCAGGCTATCGGGTCCGGCATAGGCCTCGACATGCTCGCGCATGGCCTCGAAAACCGCGCGATTGATGCGCAGGAAGCCGGTCGGGACCATCGAGCACTCGACGTTGCCCTCGGCGTCGGACCAGATCTCGTCGGAGTCGACGGCAACCGGAAAGGCCGCGTCATCGCTCTTCTTTGGGTAGATGCCGGCGATCATCGGCCGCGTCGACCGCACAGCGCGCAGGACCGAATCGGGTGAAAACGCCACGTCAGCGTCGATGAACAACAGATCTGTGGCTTCGCTCTTCAGGAAGCGGTCGACCATCAGATTGCGCGTGTGATCCAGGTAGCAGCAGCCAGCCAGATAGTCGGTTTCGACCCGCAGTCCGGCGCCAAGCAAAAGCGGTAAGACCACGTCCATTGAGGACGCGGTCTGTACCGAGAGTTGGCCGGTGTAGGCCGGCACCGCGATCCGAAGATGCGATGCCGGCGCTACCCGATCCGGGATCGACACTAGGCCGAGCCCTTCATCAGGCCATTTGCCACCAGCGTGGCCCGGATCTCATTGACCAGGGTGACGATGGCGTTGGCCTGCGTGGTTGTCGCGTAGCCGGCCGGCGTCGTGGTCGTGCTGGCCGTGGTGCTGACGGCCGCCTGGTCAGCGCCGGAGCGCTGAACAACCGGCGTCTTGCCGAAGAACCCAACCTTGTCCGTCGCGGACTGGCCGAGGAGAGTCCCGTCAGTGCGGGCGTCGGAGAGTTGACGAGCTGCCATGATTGCCTCCTGGCTCAGGTGGTGCCACTCAGGCGCGTCGCGAGGTCGGGATAGATCGCCTTGGTGCCGTACAGCACGTCCATGCGGATCTTCTCTTCGTCGTTTTCGCCGTCGTAGTACTTGATGACGCGGATGCTGAAGCCGTTCTTGCTCTCGCGAGCCTTGAACACGGCGCCATCCGGCATCTCGAGGTCCGCCATCACCAGGGCGAAGGCGTTCTTGTGGAACACGAGGTTCTGTTTGTAGGCAGTGGAGCCCGTGCCCATCATCGTGATGGCCGCGCCGTCGGCCGGCACCGAGTTCACCGTCTGGTAGGGGCCAGAAACGATGATCGCGGGGCTGATCGACAGGACAGCATCTGTGCCGGTGGCCGTCAGGTCCGACAGGATGACGAACTGCTGCAGGATGCCCGTGGCTTCCTTGGAGACCGGGTTGACCGCGTAGACATCGGCGATCGTGAAGACGTCGCCGGCCTTGAAGGTCGTCGAGGCCGTCCAATCGTCGGTGATCAGGCTCTGCGAATTCGTGTCCTTCGACGCTGCGTAGGTCACGTCCTGGTTGGCGCCGTTGATCAGGCCGCCGCCGGCCGCTGCACCGTTGGTGTGCGTCCGGATGTTCTGGTCCATCGCCGTCGAGATGTTGGCAATGGTGCCCAGATCGCCGTTGCGGTACGCGCCCTTGGCGACGTCCTGCATGTACAGCGCGGTCTGCGAGCCCAGCAGGCCCCAGGTATCGGCCGGCGAGAGTACGGCACTGCGCCCGTCCTGCGGGACCGCCATCTCGTCCAGACGCTCCGGCGCCTTGGCGAAATCGGCGTAGGAATTGACCGGCGAGGCCGGCGTTCCCACCCAGTTCCAGACGTTCTGGTAGAGGCCGCAGAGATCGAAATCGATCTTGTTGGCCAGCGCGATCGCGGCGGGCTTGATGTACCGCTCGTTGTACTCCTCGATGCTCAGGGTCAGATCCTGAGTCGAGAAGCTCCAGGCGACATGCTTGCGCTTGTCCATGGCGAGGGAGAACTTGCCCTCGGTCACGTCCTGGTTGATGGCGACGGCGCCATCGTTGGCCACGAACTTCACGGGACGACGCACGCTGATCGTGTCGCCGACCTTGACGAATTCGCGGGTGTAGTCGCGATAGACCTTCTTGCCCATCACGAGATTGTTTTCCAGTTGCGCCAAGCCCACCTTCGCGATGATGCTCGGCGTGATGATGGTATTTGCCATGACCTAACCCGATGGTTAGGCCCCTTCGATCTCTCGCCTTCGCTACCGTCTCGCGTCCTGGTCACGGACCCACTTAAGGACGTCCTCGTGACCCATTCGCTCGATCGACTGCGCTGGTGCCGCGCCCCCGGACACTGTTGCCGGCGGCGGCGGGGCCGATGAAGTCTTCGGCTTCGGCTTGGCGCCCAATCGCGCTTCCACCTTGGCCAGCTCTTTCACGGCCGCGATGTCCCCGAGGCGGGAAATTCGGTTCGCCTCGTCCTCGTGGTTCATCAGGTACTTGAGGAGAGTGCCCGGATCGTCGGACACCTCACGGACATACTCCGCGATGGTGGGGGTGATCGGCAGCACGCCTGTCTTGGCGGCCTCGAACGCCTCGCCTATTTCGGGATCAGTCTGCGCCTGCTTCAGCACCTTGGCCTCAAGGGCCTCGTAGCTGGCCTGCACGGCCTGTTCCTTACTCTGTTGGCCCTGTTGCTTCTGGAAACCTGCCAGCGCCTCCTTGACGCTCTGCTTGGCTTCCCACCGGGCCTCTGCGCGGATGTACTCCTCGTACCTGTCGAACTGCTCGGGACGGGGCTTGTCGTCTTGAGCCTGAGTCGCCGACTGCTTGCTACCACTCATGGCCTCTAGGGCCGCGGTGGTCTTTGCCAGCAGATCGCGCGTCTCCTGCTCTCGGCGTAACGCCTCGTGCTTCTCGCGGGTGAGTTCTGAAATGCGCTTCTGGAAACCGCCCTTGGGCTTGTCGGGCTTTGCCTCGGTGGCTTTGCCTTCTTCGCCTTCCGGCTTTTCCGCGGATGCATCATCCGGACCGGGGGTCGCTACCGGCTGCTCTTCGACCGACGCGGGCGGATCCTGAGGAGTGCCCGAAGTCTTTGCATCTTCGGCGACGATGGCCGCCAAGTCAATGTCGCTCACGCGTTCACCTCACTGTTGCCGATCTCAACCGACGGCGGCATCGCGTCGTCGTTGCCGAGTTCGATCGTGGGAATCTGTGCGTCGTTCATCTCGGGCGGGGCCTGCGGAGGGGGCTCGGGCGTTGATGCGCCTGGCGCCGGCTGCTGGCCGCCCTGCTGCATGGCCATCATTTGCTGCATGCCTTGCTGGAGGGCCGTCATCTGCTGGCCGACCTGCATCATCATCTGCTGAAGCGCGACGAAGTCGGCGGCGTTCTTGATCTCCTGCCCCTCGGTCTCAGCGCGCGTCTTGTCGGCGTCGGCCGCATCCTTCAGGGCCTTGGCTGCAGCGCCTGGATCCTGCTGCTGAGGCTTGTCGATGGGGTTGCCCTCTTCGTCGAGGCCCATGGACTGCTTCAGGCGGGCCGCGATCTTATCGGCGCCCGGTACATCCATGTTTTCAACCATGATGTCGCCCGCCACTTGGGCCATCTGCGGGAAACTGCGCACGAGCTCGGTCACAAAGGCCGTGGCCTCGGCGCGCTTGGTCGCGTAGCTCGGCCCGGTGCTGACAACGACGTCGTATTCGCCGGCCGACAGGTCGTTGAGGACGATTTCCTCGCCGCTCTCGTTCACCTGCGGGGAATTGATCTCCACCATCTGGGCGGAGTCATCCTCGCCCAGCGTGCGGACAATGCGCGTAGAGTCGTAGATGCGGGGGATCAGATCGACGAGGATCTTGCCGGTGTAGTAGATGCCGATGCCGAGATTGTCGACGAGGTGATAGGTGCCGGTATCGCCCTCGCGCTGGCGGGCCACAATGGCCCTGCCGGACGTTTCGTTGCCTTCCTGGCCCAGTGACGCATTGAAGATGCCCGTCACGCCCTTGAGGTCGTCAACGGCAATCTGCGACTGGACGTCGAGGCCTTGCGAGGCGATCGGCGGCGCGCTGCGCTGCGGGGCGCCAGGTGCTTTAGCGTCCGGATTGTACGTGAGGACGGTAACGTTGTCGGTGCCGGCCTTCGCCCACTGATCCTCGAGCCCGGCGATCTGGCTGACGGTCGCGACGAACGGCGCCTTGGGCTGCATCGCCACAGCCTCGACGGCCGCCGTGCGCGTGTAGTTGTAGACCTTCTGGGGATCCCGCATGTCGTGGATCATGCCCTTGCGGACGACACGCCCATCCAGGCTGTCCTCCTCGCCGACCACGACCACGATGGGGATATATCGGCCGGCCCAGTCGAAGGGGCCCTCAAGGATCTCCGCGCCGGAGCAGATGCAGGACTTGATCTGCTCGACGGCGACCTCGCGCGTCTGCACGACGGGCGACGGGTTCGGGTTCTCCTTGGCCTCGTCCGCGTAGTCGACGGAGCCATTCTCGTGCATCTGCAGCACGCGCTTGCGCGGCTCCCGGTACCAGTACTCGGCAATCTTGACCGTCTTGACCGTTCGCCAGGACAGGGACTGATCGCCGATGTTGGTCGGCATGCTCTCCAGGACGGCCTTGGGATAGCGGCGTTTGAACTCTTCCTGGGTGATGTCCTGGAAGATGAACCCATAGCGCATATCCGACTTGTCGGGCTCCTGCGCCAGAGGGTCGATCAGCACCGAGAACGGGTCGTTGATGCGCTTGATGCGGATGTCCTGCTCGAAAGCGTCATCCGCGCTGTACTGGACGACGACGCGCCAGGCGCCCTGCCCGGTCTTGGCCGCGTTCTCCGCGCCCTTGGTGTAGGCCGCGCGCGCGAGGCTCTGCTGCTCGATGTGCCGGATCAGGCCGGAGAAGATCTCCGCGGCTTCCTTGGTGGCCTTCCCCTTGGCGGGCAGAACCTTGATGCCGGCCGGGTTTTGCCTGACCTCGCCTGTGAACTGGCGCACAAACGACGGTGCCCGGTTGATCGTCAGGACTGGCCGGTTGGCGTCCTTGCGGCGCTGGGCGGCGTCGGCGTCCCACTGGTTCGTGCCGCCGATGTAGAAGCGCTGGCAGTCACGGCCTGAGTCGACGTTCTCCCACTCCTGTCCCCACGCCTCGTTGGCATGGTCCATCGCCCGCTGATGCAGGTCCGCCTTGAGATCAGGAGAGCCGGTGTCGCCGCGGGTTGCCTCAGCCATGCCCGTTCACCTTGTCGAGCACGACGGACGAAGCTGTATCCATCACCCGGATTTTCAGGCGGTGACGCAGTGCATCGATCTCGTCGGCTAGCTCCGTCAGGAAATCCGCCGTCTCCGGGAAGCCTTGCTCGCGGCATACGGCCGCTTGCTGGCGGCACTTCACGAGGATGTCGCGATTGTCGTTCATGCCGCCATCCACCCGCCTGCACGCTTCGGCAACTTGGGAGGCGCCTTGACGTTCGGCTCCTCATAGACAACGCAGCCCAAGCCGAATCCGTCAGCGCCATGACTCGACCAATCGTGATTGGGGCCAAGGCCGATGTTGCGCTTGTCGTCCTTCTTCTCGTGGTACCAGCCGAGTGCGTCGAGGCCGCCTTGGGTCGTGGCCTCGTTGAACCACATCTGGGGAAACAGGCGACGGCCGGCCTCAATGCGGGCAGCGGCCGCGCCCTTCCCCTGGTTGGGAACGACGGTCACCTCGTAGTCGGCCTCACGGAGCGCCGAGGCGTAGCTGACGTCGTAGACCTTGTCGTTGCTGTCGCCGTCGTGCGGCAGCCAGAATTGCGCCCGTGCGGGCGTGTAGCCGTGCGAGCGGCACCATTCGAGGTGTGCGGCAAGGGGCTGGCCGACCGCCTCGTAGTAGTTCAGCCATCGGATTTCACGGCCGATGAACTGAGCCGCCCAGATCGTGAAGGCGTCCGCTCGGGCACCCGTTCCGCCAATGTCGCAGATCAGGCGGATGGTCATCAGCGGGTCAGCGGCCACGCGGCCAATGCGGCCCTCTGCCCGTGCCTGCGTCAGGGACTTGGCGTAATACGCGCCCTCGATAACCGAGACGTAGGCGCCTTCCCAGATGTGGTCATATTGATCGGGGCGGTTTTCCTGATCGCGCTGGCGTTCGCGCTCTAGCTTGGCGGGGAACCGCGGATTGTCCCGCCAGTTCATCTGGACGACGCGAATCAGGTTGTCGTTGGCGTGGCGGAAACGGCTCTCCACCGCCGCATTCTTGCGCTTGGGGTTCCACGTCACCCAAAGCTCGGCATTCCAGCCGTCACCCTCTTCACGGAGCGTCGGGATCAGGATCGACCAAGCCTCGGCCGTCACCGGCTCCGCCTCGTCCACCCAGCATAGCAGGATCCGGCCCTTAGACTTCACGCTGTCGATGCTGCGGTCCAAGCCGGCAAAGGCGAAGCTGATCAGGCCGTCGTGGCTCTTGATGTACTTCTCGCCGACGTCGTAGTAGGCGGCCAGGAATGGCTCATCGGCAATCGCCCGCTTGACCTCCTCCAAGGAGGAATCATCGAGCGAATTCATGTATTGGCGAGCGCACAGGATGATGCCGGACTGGCCAGAGCTGCCGAACATGTAGCCGCGAACCGCGGCCATCTTGGCGAACGAGCGAGTTTTGGCCGAGCCGCGGCCGCCATAGGCACCACGGACGTCAGCAGGCCCGACAAACAGGCTCTTGAGCTTCTGGGGCAGCGCGATCTGAGCTGTTGCGCTCATGCGCCACCCAGATCAACAAGCTCAATGCGGGCGATGCGAATGGGCGGGCTGCCGTCGCCGCCACCCACTATGGCCTGGGCCGGCTTCCCATAGGCGCGGTCCAGCAATTCCTTGGACGCCGCTACTCGCGCCGGATCGCTCTCGCTCGTCTTCATGATCGAAACGAGCGTCTTCAGCGCTTCCGGCGTGTGTTTCTGGGCAAGAGCCTTGATGTCCCGGGTCGCCTTGTTCGGCACGCCCTTGACGCGGCCCCCTGTCTTTCGACCGGCCGCCATCTACTTGGCTCTACTTTGAGAATACCCGAAGGCCATCGCTGACGCTCGATGTTGTTGAGCTTCAGCTACAGATCACTACGGACTGTGTATTTCGAAATGCAAGCGGTTTCTGCTATCATCGCCGCGTGGGGCGGGAAGGACGACAATGGGCAAAGCTGCCGTATTCATCATCCTGGCAATTGCATTGAGCGGTTGCGGGCTGGCCAAGAGGAACGAGGCTCGGGCCACCTACGACAAGTCGCGCGAAGTCTACAAAGCCTGCCTCGCCAGTCAGGCCACGAGCTGTGAACGCCAGCGCCTGGCTATGGAAGCCGATCGACAGGCTTTCGAGAACATATGGTCAGGCGATGACGATGCCGTGGTGATTGTGGCGCCGGGGCGCTGAGCCCGGAAGCCTACCAGGGGACACTATCAGCTTCGCTGCCCTTTCCTCGATCGAGAGCGTTGAAGTACCCCATCTCGATATTGAGCGCTCCGCATCTCTTGCACTTCACTCGGCGAAAGTGCGTCGCCGACGTATTGGGCGAGCGTATCCATGGCTCTTTGACAATCCTGTGTCCGCCGAACCAACAGACGAGGTCGACGAACGCTTGCGTTCGCGCCGCGCGCCAAAGCTGGAATCCCGTCAAGCGGCTGCCCTGCTCTGCAGCCGGCGAAGGCTCAACCGCGCAAGCACCGCTTGCATGGCTGGGCTCAACCCCCGCTCCACGCCCTTGGCTTGCCGCTTCCGGCAGATGAACGCCCGGTCGCGGCCCATAAGCTCCGCTATCTGACCGTCTGTCATCCCGGCCATCGACGAGCGGCGCAGGCAGGCATCGTCCTCCGTGGTCCATTGCCGTCCGCGCATTAAACTATCTCCCATCGAAGCAGGCGACGAAAAACGTCCTCGCTAGACTCCAGATACGCTTTATTCATCGCCGCCAAGCGGTCCTGCTGTCGCGTCGAGAATGGGGCGAACCAAGCGTCTTCCATGGATGTCCATGGCATTTGGGTGTCGGAGTCCTTCCATTCTCTCTTGGGCTTCATGGGGATTATTCACTTCGTATCGGGTTGAGGGGGCCGTGAATTCCAAGCGGCAATAGCTTCTTCCTCCGTGCCGAAGTCGGAGAACGGCTGCATTGCACAAAGCTCGCCGCGGATGGGGTCGAGGTTGTTGCAAGCCGCTCGCCAGTTGAGCGTCTTCGGGTCGGGGCGTCGGTATTTCTGGAACACAGTCGCTGGCCCACCGCAGTATGGGCACGGCAATAGCTTGTCCTTCATGCCACTGGCCTCCAGTAGACGCCCGCGACGTTCCAGGTGTCGTTCTCCGGCTTAAGGAGGTCCGCCAGCCGGGAGACAGTGCCCTCTGGGATGCGCCACGTCGGATCGCCGAACGGGACCCGGATCCATTCGATGACCGCCCAGTAGTCGGGAAGTGGCCGGCAGACGAGCCAGCAGTTCCAGCCGTCCTCGGTCAGGCGCCCAATGTCACTCACTCACTCCTCCCCTTGTTGGGGGTTGGAAGTGGCTCGGCTCGATGGCCTCGCACCTGTTCCTCTCCTGCAACGCAGTCTTCCGCCCCGTTAAGTGGCCGAGCCCCGCACACATCGGACAATTCATTCCGGGCGCGAGCGTGTGCAGGCCGCAGCGAGAACAAACGAAACGACGCCGGCTCATGACCCCACCTTCGGCGGGATGACGGTCAGGTTAAGCCACGTCAGGTTGTCGTTGGACTTGATGCGGCCCTCGATTTTGGCCTCACAGAGCTCCGTCGAGCCGCTGGCACGATGCGCCCGCCATCCCTCCACTAGCGCCTTCAGGAAGGGCTCCGTGAGCACGATCTTGCCTGACCAATCCGGCGCGGCTTGGTTGCGCTTTTCCTTGGTTTCGAAGAGCCGACCGACGGTGTTCATGGTGAGCCTTTTTCTGCGTTTCTGCTTTTGGTGAGCGAAGCGAGCGAATCCATATCCCCTCCCCCTTCACGTGATGGATGGGTCATGCGGCTTTGGCCTCCCTGGCCTTGTCGGATGTCTTGGCAGTCCAATCTTCGCGCGTCGTGGCTATGCCCCAACGCTGAGCGATGGCCGCGATTTGCTCCCACCACACCTCGAGCGGCATATCCGGCGGTCCCTGCTCGATGCGGCGCTGGGCACTGATGGCCCGATGCTGGGCAATCCTGACCTGCTTGCGGCTTAGGACGACCGGCTGCGGGAACTCCTTCCGGGCTTCCATTTCCGCGATCGGCTGGGCAATGAACTCGAGCGCCCGCATGACCTCCCGGACACCGTTGGATGCCCGCTTGCCCTGGTCCGCGCGCCATGCGTCCATGAGCTTCTGGGTCGCGGTTCGATAGGCGCTCATTGGGCAACCCGTCCACGCCACCGCTCGAGCACCTGCTGGGGTGCGTGGCACGCGCCGCTCTCCGGTCTTGGCCCCCATAGATGCTCCTGCCAAAGGCCGCCAGGGTGGTAGCCGCGGAAGCGCGCTTCCCACTGAACTTCATCGGTGGACGGTGTTGGGGCCGCATCCCTGCACGCCGCGCCGTAGTTGCCCTCGAGGACCTTGCGGAAGTTCTTGGGCTCGAGAACCCAATCCAGCTTCAGGGCGAATTTGGTCCGCAGGAAATCCGATGCTCGAGCATTGGCCAGCATTTGCCGCCAGCCCTCGAGCCCCTGCTCTGCCAGCCGGGCATTGAGCTTTTTGCGGCGATCAGGATCGAGGCGCCTGGGTTGTGGCCATCCAAACTCCTCGGCACAGCGCACGAACTCAGCGAAAGCCTTGGCGTCGTCCGTCTCGTCCACGACAATCGGCGCGGCAGCGCCGGTCTGTTCGTGAGTCTGGTCGTGAGTTAGGTCTTGGTCCTGAATCTGAGTTATAGGTTTTTCTGCCCGTGAAACCGTATCGATACCGTTCGGCAACCGTTTCGATAGGGTTTCGATAAGGTCTCCATCAAGACCGTTTGCGCTCATCGCCTCGAGCAATGCCGCGTAAAACGCCACAGTGGATGGCACTTGAGCCAAGAGCTTCTCGATAGCCTTGCCAACATTCCTATTCGGGATGGGATTGTGCTCAAGATAGTCGGTCAGCCACGTCCAACCGCTCTCCTCGTCCCGATGAATGAAGCCGGTCGCCGCCAACTGCTCGAGCGTGGCGGCCGCGGCGCGCTGGTTAATGCCCAGGTCGTCGCACAAGTAGGCCATCGGCAGCCGAAAGCAGCCAAGGGAATTGGCATGCGGACATGTCAGGAGGTAGAGCGCCATGGTGCGGGCATCGATCGATAGGCCCTTACGTTTGGCCCAGTCCCAGAAGCGCACGCGGACGACGCCGTAATCCCTCATGACAACCGCCACTCGATGTCTGGATAGAGGGCCTTTGCGAGAGCCCATTTGATCTTGAAAGCCGGCGTCAGGACGCCTTTTCGATCCTCGACGACGCGGAAGGACTTGCCGTCGTCGCTATGCTCGACGTACTGCCAGTCGCCCACGTAGCGGCAGATTTTCCGGCCCTGGACACACAGGTCGAACCGAGGCTGCCGGCGGATGCCGCTGATTTTGCCGGCCCGCTCGAGCAACTGCAGCTCGGCATCGCGCATAGCTTCCGCCTTGCTCGCGAACCTGATGCCGTCGACCACAACAGGGGTGTTGCGGTATTTGCGGATTCCCCTCACTTCCGCCTCCCCGCCGCCAGGGCGGCCGTGCGGGCTGCTTTTAGGCGTGCTGCCAAGGCATGTGGAACCGGGCGCCGCCGATCGATCAGCGCCTGTCTCCTATCCTCTAGGATCTGGACTGCTCTTTCTGGTTTGGTCATGGGTGCTTCGCCTCGGATTGAGAGTCACGTGCTTCACAGTCCAAGCAGCCGCTTCGCTACCCAGAGCTTGGGTTCGGCAATTGCGACATAGGCCCAGAAGTCGAGCAGATGGACGACGGCGGCGATCGCACAAACCACCGAAGCGACCGCTAGCCCGATGAGCCCGAAGATGTACGGATCGTCGCTTTCCTTTGGGCGCGGTGTGTGGCTGGCCCAGTATTGAGACCACGCCGCGGCGACGGGCCTGTACGCTCGGAAGAGGCGCCTCCAAGCAAATGCACCTGCGCCTGCGAGCGCCGCAAAGACGATACCCATCAGGATCGTCTTCACGCCGTCGAGACGTACGACCAGAAGCGCCGAGTCGATCACTTCCGGCCCGTACTTGTCGGCGAGTGTAGCGAGCTTCGCCACCATCGCGTCCGTGGCACTCACAATCTTGTCGAGCGCGGTCGCGGCGGCGTTATCAAGCTTATCAGCCATTGTAAAAGCTCCTGCGTCTTAGGCTTCACTTGCGTGGATTGAGCGAGGCAAAGCGGATTCCAACCTCTCTCGTGGACGGCGGAGGAAGGGTAAAATGTCCATTCCATCGGCATTTGGAGTGGCTTCGCCTCGCGTATCGGGAGTTGGTGCATTTTCTGCACATACTGAGTGGACGACCGGCGGCGCGCGCTTGCAGTCTGGTGCGTGCTCATCCTGCAGGCACTCCGGGCAGAGAATGCCGCCGCCGCGCGTCTCTGAATGGGTATCGTGCGGCCGCAGGGGTGCCGTTGTGAGTCCGCAGCCAAAAGCGTCCGCCTTAGCCCCCAAGGCGCCCGCGGGCTCGCCGCACGATTCTTGTATGTCACGTGCCTCGCAATCCGAGGCGTCAGCACGGACATGAGCTGTACGATTTTCTCGTACAACTGAATTTGTGTCAGCCCCTACCCCGCCATTGGGGACTGACGATGCAGAGGGGCCGCCAAGCTCCTCTAACTGCGGTGAGAGGGGCGACTGGGCCTGCGGGGCCGCAACCTGTTCAGGTGTCCCATTTCGCTCGCGTGGGACAAGACGCTGCAATTTGCTCTTGCTGATGCCGTTCTGCGCGGCGACGCTCCGCAGGCTCGCGCCAGGGATGGAAAGCTGGGCACGATAGAGCTCGACGTCGGCGTCAAGCTCCGCGTCGGTCTTCCGGCGGCGCTCGGCCAGCACCTTACGGAGCGCCTTGGCGTTGTAGCCCGCGCTTTTGACCTCGGTGTAGACATCCTTGATGTCGCCGCCGATGGCTTTCCGCTCGTCTTCCAGATTGTCGAGACGATCAGCAAATGACTTCAGGCGCTTATCGCTCATGTGCCCAGCCTCTTCACTTCATCGAGGCGCAGAGCGTCGGCGACGATCTTGTCCGCCCATGTCGGATCGGTTTGATAGCCGGCCTGTTTCTGGGCCCGCTCAAGGGCGCACTGGCGGCACATGCCGGGACCGCCACAGCGTGCCTTCATGCCGTCCGGGCGCGGATTGACCCAGCCGTGACCCGTATTGAGGTTGCTCATCGCCGCCACCACGCCTTGAGACGGGAGAGGATGGAGGGACGAACGGCTCCCTTCATCGCCGCGATGGCTTCCATGGATGCGCCTTCCAGCCGTTCCCAGCGCACACGCGGGGTCTCTAGGTCGTTCAGGCATATGTCACGAGACGGCGCCATAAGCGCCTTCCGCGCCCCGCGTGAGTATCCGGCCTGCCAGCCCGCCGCGAACTCCGGCGAAACCAACATGCTGTTGCCGTCTCCGAAATGCAGGCGGACGCGCTTCTGCTTTTCTGCGCCGGCGTCTGCCGCGTAGGTGTATTGCGGCGCTGAAGTCACGGGCGGGTGCGCAGGCGTCTTACGCCGGAGCGAACCCTTCCTAAGCTTCGCTCGTACTTTCACTGTCTGTTTGCTCATATCCCCCACCACTGCGCGAACTCGCTCCAGGCGATCATCAGGAAGATGATTCCAGTCACGGCGAAAGCTGCGTACGGGTTCATTGGGCGGCGGCCTCTGGCTGTTTGATGAAAAGGTCGGCCTGGCGCTGGGCTTCCTCGACCCGCCTGCAAGCGATGTCGAAGTATCGGGGCTCGATCTCGATGCCGATGAAGCGGCGGCCGAGCCGCGCGCAAGCAACACCCGTGGTGCCGCTACCCATGTATGGATCAAGGATCGAGTTTGCATCTGGCAAAAAGCCGAGGCACCATTCCATGAGTGCTACAGGCTTCTGTGTCGGGTGATGCCGTTTACCGTTGTCCTCGCCAATCTTGCGGCTGACGATGCCCTTCCACATGTAGTTGAAGATGCGCGCCGCTCCTTCGGTAGAAAGCCACGCGAATTCCACATCGGTAAAGCTGTCGTAGCTCTCCAGCTCGCCGAGCTTGTTCCACGCTAGAAATCGGCCGTGGTCGGGAAGACGCCGATAGAAATGATCCGCACCCCAAATAATTTGGGCAGGGAATTTCAGCAGCGCAGATGGGTCAAATGGCTTGTCGTCGCCGCGGATGGCTTCAAATTCCGGCCTATAGGTGCGCCCGCCATTGAGGCTACCTCGCCCGCCGCTCACACCTTTCTTGTAGCCGATCCCATAAGGCGGGTCCGTCACCACTGCATCGACCCTGCCGAGCGCTGGCAGAATCTCGCAACAGTCACCCAAGTAGAGCGTCGTGGCGCCGATCTGCATCACTCTGTTCATCATCGTCCCTCTCCGCTATCGTTCGGAAACAACGGCAAAGGACGGTCGATCCGCGCAAAGGCCGCCGTCGCCCGCTCCGTCTTCGGTTCTTCAAACCCGAGCTTTGCGATCAGCGCGCGAACACCCTCAAGCTCAGCAACCTCGACACGCGAGCGTTCCCCATAAAACAGCTTCTTTACTCTCGACTCGTGGAATCCAAGCTGGCGGGCGGTCCGAGAAATGAACTGGCGGCGCGTCTCGAACTTGTCAGTGCGCGCATATAGGCCGTGCAGCATCGCGCGCATATCTTCCGCGGCCTTAAGTCGAGCCACTCGGATAATATCCTTCAGTGCTGGGGCAGGTGCCGGCTCTGTCGGCACAAACGTCAGCATTTCTGCAACGAAGGTGAACCACTCCCCGCGAATGCGCTGTGCTGCGAAGCGCTCGTGGAACGCCGCTTCTGTGTCGAAGTGGGTATCCACAATCCGCAACAGATTTAGCGGCTCATGGTGAGCTGTTTGAAGAGCGGCCATCCGCCCTTCCACATCCTCGGCTTTCCCGATCTTCACAGGACCGCTCTCACCTACGCGAAGAATGTATGTTGGCATCAGCGCTTCCCCTCGTCCCTATCGAATAGCGGGCCTGCCGGCGGTATCGAGTTCTCGCGGATCAAGCGTTGCGCTTCCGCCTTGATCGCGGCTGCCTTCGCGTAGAGCCGAGGGACTCGCTTCAGCATCCGCGTTGCCCGCCAGATGAGAAAACGCCGCCAGAGAGGTCGTCGCGTCGTCATAGACGCGCTTGATCGCAAGGAATTCATCGGCCGATAGCCTTAGTTTTTCGCCGGAGAGGATCGCGCGGACGCGGCGAGGATTGAGGAGCGCCACCTTGCGAGCGATGCGCGCTCGCCAAGACTCCTTGGTATCGTTCCACCTGCGTGGACCGCCGATGGCGATAATCATCGCCCTGGCTTGTTCGTTTGCCGTAACCGCGGCAGACATTGCCGTACTCCCGTCAGACTTTGACGACTTCTCGTCCATCGGCTGCTCCATAGTTCTCGCTATGGAACGCACTCACCGAATGGAGAGATTGGGCACCATCACGGGTCGCCTCGCCGCCAAGCTGAAAGCGGCCCGTGTTGAAATTCAGGGCGCGGATGACGCCGCCCTTGGGAAGAAAAGTCCCGCGCGTGAAGCAGCGGGAAGTTTGCCGACCGCTCACGACCGGGAGGAAACCGTCGTGGATGCCGCAGTCGGGGTTGGAAGGGGCGCGCGAGTGGCTGGGAC